TCTGATTGTCTCAGAGATTCTTTAGCGTCTTCGACTTCTTGGATTCTTAACTCAGCAAAAGCTACTACTTCAGCCACCTCAACATTGAGGCTTCCGAGCTTCGCTTCTGCCGTTTTTGTTTCATCGTAAATGCTTGTAAGAGCTGTACTAGCTTCAATGATTTCATTACGGAGAGAAGCGAGCAGAATCTTTTGGTTTTTTAATTCTGTCGCTGTGTCCATAATATTAAACTGAGCCTGTTACGGCAGTTACTGTACAAGAACTAGATGTAACTGTTCCTGTTCCTTTTACAGAAATTTTTACTTTATCAGCAAGCATAGGTGAAATTACAATCCAGTAATTCCCTGTTGTGTCGAAAGAGTATTCAGCAGCATCAATTGTAACTTCTCCGCCTGAGGCAGTTTCAGTTACTTGAGTTCCGTATGTCACACCTTCATCTACGCTTGATTCAATTTTGACTTGTAGTGATGTTAGGCTTCCTTTGGTGAAATCGACTAAGACAGCCAGATAGTTCTGTCGGTCAAATCCAATTTCAGTACCTGCAACATAACCAGTAGTCAAAATCGCAGCATCTCGTACTGGGTGTTTTGATTTTGAGTATGGTGTCATGATAATTTCAGGTTAATGTGATTAAGCAGCGACTGTGATTGCGTTAAAGTTAGCTGAAGCTGACGTACCTTCGTTTACGTAAAGTGCTGTCGCATCACCTCCATCTGTGTGCATGAAGAGGCAACCTGTTGCGTATCCTGTTGAGGCATCTGCTGGAACTGTTGCTCCGTTTGCAAGAATTACATCTCCATCTGAGTTTGAGAGAATGTTTCCTTTGTTGTCTTCAAAATTAGTAGCCATGTTTTTATATTATTTAAGTCTTGTTTAATTTCTATGTTCTCGATATGAATTGGAACGTATCCTAATTCTACCAAGCGAGTGTTCTTTTTAGAATCTTGTTTATGCCCATCTATTTCTATGCAGGTATTCCCGAAGATTAAAAAGTCTATCTCTCTTCCGTCTAATATCACACCATGTTCGAAAGGAATCCTTAGTTCTGTGAGCAGACCTGCGAAGATTCTTTCTGCTTTGGTGGAGTTCTTCTTTGTGAAGTTTATCCTTTTCACTTAATTTTTTGTCCTCGTTACTGGAGTTGTACCTTGGAGGACTAAAGTATCAACTATATTGTGGGGAGTTATAGCCCTCCCCAAGCTCGCTACTTATACTTAGCTATTTAGTCCTGTTGAGAAGATGTGTCCTCGAACATCGTTGAATCCGTAAGCAAAGTCCATACCAGCTGAGTAGTTGATTTCCTTTGTTCCGTAATCAATGTGTTGTGGGTCAAGCACCAAATCCATTCCTTGCTTCAGTTGGAAACCGTACTTGTCAGTAACCATACTTGAGTCAAAGAAGTCAAACGCTGTATCTGAAGTCAGGTACGGGTTTGCACAGATTCCGAAGTTAACTCCGATTGAGCCTTCTCGGTTAGCTGTGTTTGGCTGGTCTCCTTTCGACATAGTCGCTAGAACTTCCATTGCTCGGTGATGAACAGATGAGTTCTTTCGACAGAGAAGCTTGTCCAAGTTAATGTCCAGTTCTTCTCCAACTCCTCCCTTGATAGCTTGTGCTGTCTTCAGAGCTGCCTTCCAAGCGTCGTAGTCAAAGTCCATGTTTACAGTAGTTCCATCAGTCAATTGGTTTGACCAGTCAGAACCACCATCTTCTCGTGTATGAGAAGTAGAGTTTGGTGCATCTCCATCTCCACCTGCGTTAGTTACAGCGTAACTCAACTTTCCAGTACTGTCAGAGTATGAAGTACTAGTCATGTTGTTGATTGGGTTCGCAAGAACTTGCTCACGAAATCGCAACGCATCGTTTTTTAACTCTTTCACAAGACCTTCTAGCTTTCGTGCCTTGATACCGTATCGCCACATTGGACGAGTGATACGTAGCATTCCAGAGAAGAATGACTGTGTGTAAGTCTTGTCGAATCCTTGGTGCGGTGAGTCAGCAGGAATCTGTCCGTTCTCAGCAATCTTACTGAAAGTTTTAACAGATGTTACTGAACTATCTTTCACGATGTAGTCATCGACTTGTTCTACATTGTAAAAGTCTTTGTGGTATTCAACCGTGTCAGCATCAGATTTTAGCCAGATGTCTTGGATAGACAAATCTGTAAGGTCTGAAGCAGCTTGTAGGTCAAATGGTACTTGAGTGCTCATATAATTTATTTATATTATTTAACTATTAAGCTGCTGCTTGTCCAAGGCGTAGAGCGATTCGACCAATCAGCTTTTTATCTGAAGCTTCTCCAGAAATCCGAAGAGCCACGAAGACTGCGTTTACATCTGTTGAATGAGTAGAAGTGTTGTTCACAGTTCCACCGTCAGTCAAAAGGTGTGCCTTGTTAAGTTGGTTAACTGCGGTTGCGTTTGTACAGTCTACTTCAACCATCATTCCATCGTAGATAGCGAATCCATCAATTTCTGGGTTTGACGCTTCTGTAGTCTTGGTCTCTGCGATAATACACTCAAGATTGGTTACATCTCCAGCTGTAGTTGTCGCTTCTTTGATTTCTCCCGTTGAAGTGTCTCGGTATCCAAGGAATCCATTTGAGTATGCTACTGAAGCATCAGCTACATATGGGAACTTTGGTACTGCGACTGGGGTAGAAAGAATTTTGAACATAAAGTTGTTATTTATTTCTTATCTTTAGGGTGCAAAGCTTCTAATTCTGAGAGCCGAGCTTCGATTTGTCCTCGTGACAGTGATGGGTATTTAGCCTGCATCTTATCGACTTCTGCCTCAAATTCAGCGTTTGGAGAAGTTGCTCCTTGTGAGCCACCTCCCTTTGCTAGTGCAGCCTTCTTGTTAATTTCTGCACGAGCCTGAGCTTTTGCCTTTTCAGCTTTCGCTTCTGGGTTCAAGTCACCTCGTACTCTTTCTAAGAGCTTTCGATAACCAACAATGTCAGATGGTGTCTTGTAGAGATTAAACTCTGCCTGTACCTTCTGCCATTGTTCATCATCATCATACTCTGGGTATTTCTCAAGAAATTCAGATACTGCTGTTGTAGCAACATCTTTAGCAGATTCCCCTGCGAGTTTATTCCTTTCAGCCTGAAGTTCTGCTTGCGTAACAATGCCTTTCTGCTTTGCCCACGCTTCAAATTTCTTCTGGTCTTCTGGAGATAAAGTCTCATCAGGTTCTTCTTTCTTCACGTTCTCCTTTTTGAAGGTTTCAAGAGCATCTGTTGCAGACTTAGCTGCTTCAATTGCTGTTTTAGCTTCATTACGAGTTGTAGCAATGCCTTTGTTAAGATTCTCAATCTGCTCTTCGAGCTTTTCGATAGTCTTCCCTTCAGCTTCTTTTGCCTCCGCTGCGATTTCTTCTGCTGTTTTTTCTGTTGACATAGATTCTAGTTGTTTGTTAACCACTGTTTATTTACAAGGAGAAGCGACCTCCCGAACAAATCACCTAGAACTCCCTCATGTGTTGAGGGTTAAACTCTATACCTGTCTGCATTTGTCTTGCCTCCCGAAAAACAAAAACATAATCAGTGACCGATACAGGGTTTAACCAACAACCAGAGTAAGTCCGTATTGGATAGTACTTCTACTCATGATAGTACCACCCAAGGTGTCAAGTTTCAACTGTTTATAATTACTTCACTGCCTCAAATGCCTCACACCACTTATCATAGTGTACGGCTAATTCAAGGCTTTGCTTCTTTTCTAAATCTGTTTTCTCTTCTCCTGAGAGACCAAACTTAAATTCAGTCTCAAGTAAAATATCCTTAATTACTTTGATATTTTCCTCTGTTTCAGGTGTCACATTCATCACAAATTCTTCAGAGTAAAGCTCAATCATCTCTTCGTTTAGCTTCCCTGCTTTCTCTGGAGAAATAACAAAATGCTTAGTCCCGTTATCCACAGTTTTGGTTTTCCAGACTTGCTTTCCTGTCTTTTTATCTTTTTCTTTAACAACGTACTTGTCCAAAATTTGTTGTCGTTCTTTTTCCGTAACTGAAATTGATTTAAGAATCTCACTAACAAATCTTGTTCTAATACGTGACTTCTTTCCTTCTAAAGAAACAGTCTGTAACCAGCCAGCCAAACCTGCTAGATAATCTTTTCTTATTTTAAGAGCTTTGGTTTTTGACATAATTATTTAACTTTAAACTCTGGAATTGGTTGGTTCATTTTTTGGAAGAATCCAATAATGTAACCTCGTACTCGTTCGCAATGCTTTTTAGCTGTCTCGTATGAATCTGAACTTGAAAGAACAACTGAACGTCTATCTTCTGGCATGTAGTCTTCGAAGATTACATTTCCACCTGCATCTTTCTTGTAATGACCAGTTGGGTTGCCTTCTGCATCAAGTTCTTTAACTGGCTTCCTGTCTCGAACATTGTCAGATAAACGAGCTGGAACAAGAACAGTAAAACGAAAGCCTGGACGGTCTCCCATATTCTTTAGTTCAATTCCAAAGTCTTGTCCAAGCATCTCGTCCACAATCTGAGAAAGCTTTGGGTCGATGTCCCTACGACCTTCAGAAGCCACCTCAATGTCTTCAGCGAGTGCGTCTTCTTGGAACTTATTTACTCCACCATCCTTCATGTTGTCTACATCTTTTTTAATGCTTGACACTTCATCTGTCAGAGACTCCATTCCTTTTGAAATACCTTGCAGTAGTTCCATCAAGTCTGGCTCTTTCTTTTGCGTTGTGTCTTCTAGCCCTTGTACTTTTTCTTTTTTTACTCCTTTTGGCATATAAATCTATTTAACTAACGTATAACCTTCTTCAAATGCTTTTGTTGGCGACCAAGACTTATATCCATCTTTGTACTGAACATAATAACCAAAGTCTTCTTCAGAACCTTTAAATCGCTCTGCAAAGTCTGGTACGTGCATAGGAGCGACACCTGAACCTTCAAAAGCAATCTTTGCTGAACCATCTTCTTCGAGTTCTATTGCTGAAATTTTTAAAGCCCAGACTTCTTTGTGACTTACATATTTTGGTAGTTCTGTGTATACTCCCATGTCTTTTGGTATCTCAATTGGCATAATATTATTTTTTAGACTTCTTGAATAAAAATGCTCGTGGGTCATCCTTTACTTTTCCTCTGAACCAGAGCTTCCACGCTTCGTTTCTCGCAATTGCCATTGTTAGCTCATCTATTGGCAGTTCGACCCTGCGGTTTGCAATTCCCTGTGACTTTTCTGCATCAGTGAGCTTCACCTGAATGTCATAGGGAATATAGTTTGTTTGTTTTTCAT